ACTTCTCACGCTCCATTTGCAGCTCGGCAGCTTTTTTCTGTATGTCTGCTTGTATTTGCTGTATTTGCACTTGGATAAGCTGCTCATTGACATCCGGCTTCTTAGGTTGCGGCGGAGGTCTAAACTGCGACGGATCTCCCCAGAACTGTGAGGTGTCTTTAAATCCTGCTATTTCTGTCATAGATTTAAGAGTATTAGATAGTTTTTGCATGTCAGTAAGTGGGTTAATCGGACCCATTGTCTGCATTGCATCTTTCTGCATTTCTGCGATCTGACGCAGCATAAGCATACGCTCGGTGTCAGAACCGCGCCCTAGAGCTACGTTTACCGTAACATCCATATCGCTATTCCACACACGCGGGTCAATTGGCACAAAGTTGTTATTAAGCTTTATCATGCGCTCACGATCTTGATGGGTCGTCACCAAATTAAGAACAAGCTCATACATGCGTTTTACGCCAGTTTCAGCAAAGATACGTGCAATCATTTCAACCTGTTGTTGAGCGGCGCTTACAGTAGCTGCTACGGCTGTTGCAGTGCTAGACTGCAAAGCATTAGCATCTAAACCTTTTGATGCTTTAGATATGCCTGTGCGAGCCTCTTTGACCTCATCCATATACTTGAGCACTGGAAAAGAAGCTTGACCGACAAACGGCATACTGAGCGGTTGTATTTGTCCGGCAGCTCTCTGACGTATAATTGAGCCTACTTCTGTGCTCATAGCGTCGTCGATGTTTACCATACCCTCGACAACAGCTACCCGTGGGTGGATCGACATACTCAAACTGTCGAGCGTGTTACGCATAATAGACGACTTGATTCTCTGTACGTCCATTACTGTGTCAGCCACAGACATGCCAAAGAAGTCGTGTGGCTCCGGATCTGGACATAGCGTTGCAAACGGAGCCATATCACACGGCTCGTTCATTAATATCTTGTTGCCGTCTCCGGCCGAGCAAATCTTACGCAACTCGGCAATGCCGTCACCATCATAATCAACGCGAATATAATTTTCGACGTATAACACTTTTTTCATGGCCGGATCGCTGCGCTCGTTCATTTCGTTTGTAAGCGCCCTGTTTCGCGTGTATCGCTCTACATTTGTATCCATGTCGTCGTATGACGCGCCAAGCTCTGCCACCTCGTCGTAATCATAGCCCATCGCAACAAGCTCAGACACAGTAACGATGCGCCGGTGAGCAACATAGTCACTTTGATCTACCGATTTACTTTCACGACTAATTAAAAACTCTTCCGGTGGTACAGCCTCAACCTTAACGCGCCCGTCTGGATGCGTATATGTCGCTCTGACGTTGTGCATCATAGGAGCAGGCATTTCCTCACCGGTCAACGGATCTTGCATAGGCTCACCCATAGGCTCAGACGCTACAATCTCTACATCAACATTTTGATCAGACATCAACGCAGCAAGAGCCATATCATCAAGACCGGTGTATGGAATAGTTTCAAACTTTGTTTGGTCGTCCCAATAAACTTTTAATATGCCAACCTTACGCACTAGTGCGTCCATAAACGCAGCGTGCATTTCAAGAAAGCCGTTATTATCTCGGTTAATGATGTAATTAGCGTAGTCAGTAGCCTGCTTGGCTGCGGATACGTCCTCTGGTCCTTGCGGCACGTATTCAACGGTCTGGTCGCTACCGTGAAAAATACGCATTAACGATGGCATGAGCGCCTGCACAGTATCACGCACATCCATTGATACAACTTGACTGCGCCCATCTTCTTCATTTCCAAACGGCTCGCCTCGGTAATATTGCGTAGCCGCCGCCCTCTGTGGCGAAATATGGTTGTCGATAAAGTCGATTGCGTCGTCAATCTCTTTACCGACAATGCCCTGTAGCTCTTGTTCCGACATGACGTCAGGATTTAGCTCTTGCTCAAGCTCGTCTACCATTTGGTTTATTTCACGATCCATGTGTCACCTCTTACGTCGGATTGCGTTGGCTGCTAGTTCAAGTAAATTAGTTGCGCCTTTTTTAACAGGAAAATACAATGGTGCATTTACTGCAATCGCGTCTAAAAGAGAAAGACCGCCTAAAGCAGCATCTTTAGCCATCCCTAACTTGTTTCCTTGCTGATAGTTATCAAGTAAAGATTTACCAGATGTTTTAAGGTCTTCGTATGCTACTGCGGAGCCGAGTACAGGCATAAATCCTGCTAACTGAGCCTGAGACATAGCGACCATTGGATCTGCTCCGGCCTCTGTCCGCATATTATACATACCAGTAGTTATTTTATTTTCGCCCATTTCAATATTATACAACTGCTCTAAATCTTTATTTGAATATTTAAAATCGCCTTTTTTTCTAAAAATACCCTGATAAGGGTCAACAAAATCTTCTTCAAGTCTTTCATCAGCTATTTCTGGAAAGTTGCCAACAATGCGGTATGCTGCACGAATATTTTGCGTATCTGCCATTACATGCCTCTACTTAAATAGCTTAATAAATCTTGCTCATTATTCTGATAAGAGCCTAACAGTCCTCCGGCCCCTGCTACACCCATCAAAGGTATTTTTCTGTTAAAAACTAATTTAGCAACTTCCTTAGGAGATATGCCAAGCTCTTTGGCAGTGACGTTGATCCGTTCATCAAAAATGTCAGACACTGTTTTTCTATCAGACATAAGATTAGTTTCATCACCCAAGCCAAACCAACCAAGCGCCTGAGACTCCGCAGGATCAACATCTAAATTTTTAGCTACGTCATGATAAATATCTGCAAATATTGGGTATTCTGTTTGAGCTTTTACTTTTCTGCCGTCAATTTCAACAACCTGAGTTCCTATTGTATCGTCTATCATATTAGGTTTAAGGGTTTTTGGATTTTTCTTGTAGGCTTCTTTAAACTTAGGCAATATAAACCCATCAGGTACAGAACCTGCTTTTACATCATTCATAGCCATTAGAGCGCCCCTAATAGCGTGCGTATCAACCGTCACTCCAGAAAGATTTCCAACCATATTAGCGCCAAACGTCGCCGGCTTTGTATTAGTTGCCCTATCTATTGACCCAAATTCTGCAAGATCATCCAATAAATTACCGTGGATACCGCCTTTACCCGTCATCATTGGGTATCCTTTTTCAGATATACCTCCACTCCCTTTGCCAATTACTTCTCTATGAGGTATTCCTGCGTCAAGTTTAGCCATAACAGACGTTGCATTTCTTATGTTAGGCTCTACAAGCGTTCTCGGAGATGTCGCAGCAAAATATTTAGAAAAATCATCTAAATACTTTGCAGCTTGGTCTTTACTTAATCCTGCCTTGAGAGCTGCCCTATATATTGGCCCGTCGCTGCTATAGAAAAAACGAGCATCACTTTCCATAATGCCACTTTTTAATATTTTTTCAGTCAACTTGTCAGCAATTTCTTGACTACCTTTAATTAATGGCCGAGCTCTGTCTTTTTTTGGCAAAGCTGCTAAAGGATTTGGGTTTCTGGGGTACATGCGGCCTAAATCCTCAGAAAACGCAACTCCAGAAGGCGTTTTGTAATCAGTATCTAAAATTCTTTTACGATCAGGATCTGGCTGTATTCTTTTTTTAGTTGGCAGCTCCATTCTGTCAGACATGATGTCATAAAAAGCTTTTAAGCCGTCGCGGCCACCTTTTGCTATTAGCTCAAGAAGATCTAGTTTGCTTGCCATCCTACCACTTCACCTTATTCGCCCAGAACGCCGCAGACATTTTACCCTTGGCAATATTTTTAGCGTGCCTTGCCTTAAATGATTTGGCTCGCTTAGTCATTTTTTTGTCGCCGGTCTTTCCTTGTTGGCCAAATCTAATCGTTTTTACCTTGTCGCCCTCCTTCGCCACCACAACATGAGATTTCTTCGGGTGGTTAGGTGTGCGTTTAGGTTTGTTAAAACCTGAAACTCCTGCGCGTGCTAGACGTGGATCTTTTTTACTTTTTCTTTCCGCCACTACTTTCTCTTTTTAGCGGTCTTTGCACTTTGCTTGAATGCTTTTGCTGTTGGAGCGCCTTTAGAACCTACTTTACGCATTTTTTCTGGCGTTTTTCCTGCCGCTTTCTGGCGTTTGATTCTTTTACGTTTAGCGTGAATGTTGGCATATAAGCCCTTTTTTGCTGCCATTACTACTTTTTCCCCATCTTACGTTTAGTTGTTGTGCCGTATTGCATTTTCTTTCCGGACTTCTTTGCAGCTTTCTTTGCGGCTGCTTTTCCCTTCTTGGTGTACGAATATTTCTTACCACCGACCATAGGCATAGCGATCTCCTCATAGCTAAATCTTGGGCAATAATACAGCATTATGAGAAAAAAGAAAGACCGCTCACAAATTATGGGGGTTGTGCATGTGTTAACAAAATGGTAACATGGTTATATAAAGCGAATCAGGAGGGATTCATGAGACTATACAAATCAAGCAACGGGCAATGGGCAGGCACTCAGCGTGATGCTCAGAAAAATTTTCCAAGAGATTGGAGCGAGGTAGACGTGCCTACTTCTAAGGCTGACCTAATCGCGTGGCTAAACGACAATCAGGTCGGCGCAACAAAGCAGGCTCAACCAGTTGTCGAGCACAAGCCCGTCGATCCGTCAAAGATAGACCCAGAGGCGTACAGTTGGGTATCGTGGGCGTATGCAACGCTAAGAAGAGGCGACAAAGAAGAAGCAGAGGCAATGCTGCTTAGAGGCTTAGAGTTCAACAACCCAAATCGGAGGAGGTAACCGATGAA